AGGAAATCTTCCTGTAAACACATGATTTCCTGATAATAGTGTTGCCACCTGACTATTAAAATCAGCTTTATTCTTTACAGTTGGTGCAGATAGTGAACTAGCATTACTTACTCCTGCAGCATAAGTCGCATTTTTAGCAGCAGATGTAACTGCTCTAACGACTTGTAAAGAATTAGAATATCTTAAAAATTGTGATGCACTTGTAAAGTCGATATCTCGACCATTTGCTGCATCTGGGGTTCCAAAAGTATCTGCGAGTCCATCCTCATCGGATATGGAAACTCTTTCTTCAACTGGACCCCATCTAAAATTACCTACGAACGCGCCTGTAGATGACTGGACGTTGGGCACTCCGCTAGTCAGATCTATTTCTTTGACGACAACCGCAGGAGATTCGGATGGTGTGAATAGTGCCATTTTTTATTCCTTCTTCGGTTACTAATTATATGTTTTCATAATGCGGTTATCTTCAATATTGTTATTATTTATAATATTATAGATTTGGGTCATATTCTATTGCCCAATCCATATTATTTGAATTTTCTATCCTAGCGATCTCATCACTTCCATCATCAATAAATCCGAATGGAACAATATCATCATCAATTTCTTTTAATTGTTTTCTGAAAATCATGTCTTTAAGATTTATATCTGTCATGTCTCCGAAATACTGAGTAGAAGTAAAATAACCAAACATAACAAGATTCATCATAAGATCATCATGGTTTCCTTCTGATGCTTCATAAGATAATCCTCTCGATGTAAAAGTAGATATTTCAAGTATTGTATTTTCATCAACAATATTTAATTTATTATTCTCTAATATATCTTTTATCGCTGAGCAACCAAGACGTTTCGTTTTACGATTAATTTCTATTCCTATTGCATCTGCTCTGATCGCTGATTCTAAATGTATATTTTCGTATTCTAAATCATGATATAATCCATTACATACAACTGACCCTTGATCATTTGACTCTATTATCACATATGCTTGATTGTAGGAATTAGCATACTTATAGATAATATTAGGGAAGAGCAAAGGAGAGATAGTGTTATTGCGATAAACAGCAACCTGTTGAAACGGGCGGACGCTAATATCGATCAAATTAAAGGTAGAATAATCCTGTCCTCTTCCCTTCGATACATCTACAGTCATAATATAATCGTGTTTCCTTATCGGTTCTCCATAAATTAAAAGATCACCACCTTCAAGTGATTTTTTATATGGTAATGCTTTGAATCCCATCAGAGTCTCAGCATTAATTAATGTGTTACCAGTTCCGAAAAAAGTATTACCAAACTCTTGATCAAATTGTAATTGTGATGTATTAGCAATCGTCTGCTCTCTCCAATAATCATCTCTACCAGGAACATCCCACCAATCTACTCTAAAATTTTTGAACTCGTTTACTCCTTGGACTGCACCTTCCCATATTTTATAGAAAGTGTTTCCGATTCCGTTTGCTGTAGAGGTGACAATAATTTTAGTATCCGTTCCGGCTGAAACCACAGGATAAGTAGAAGTGTAAAACTCAGCAGCCCGCTCAACAAAAGCAAATTCGTCAAGATAAAGTAAGTTGACTGATAGTCCACGAATAGAACTACCAGATGTAGCAGCAGCGATAATCCTAGAATTATTGGAAAACTCCAACGATCCTTTATTAAGCGCCTTTGATCCTGGCTGTAAGAAAAAGGGGATATTTTCGAGCATAAGTGTGACTCTCGAGAGCATCTCTCGAGCAGTTGCTCCTTTGTTAGCGAGGACTGCAACTGTTTTTTCTGAATTGAAAAGGGCAAACCAGAGAAGGTAGGCGCAGGCTGAAATCGACTTACCTGATTGACGACATGCGAGAACGACATTGAAACGATGCTCCTGAAATCTGTTAAACATTTCTTTTTGATAGGGATATAATTTGAAAGAAACTAATCCTTCATCTAACGATATCACTTTACAATATTTTTCTGTAAAGTAAATAGGATCTTTCATACATTTTGCATATTCAAGAACTGAATCTTGCGTCCATTCCTGTAGAATACCATCACGTTTTACGTTAGGATTTCCTAGATAACTTTCACTTTGTGCTAGGAGTGACATCAATTATATCTTTCTCATTCTGTAATAACTTTTGCAAGTCAGCAGTAGATCCTAAAAATACATTATTAGTTGTATTTCCTGCTATTTGCTTCACTTCTTCTTGATTGATATCTTTATTTTTTTTATTCAAATCCATTAATTTATCATTTACATCTGATATATTTTTTATCATTCCAGATAAAACTTCGTATGCTCTCGGATGTTCCGATTGACGTGCAACTTCAATCATATCCTCGAGAGACTCACGACCTTTTTCAATTAAGTCATAATATGTATCTCTTGAATAATCATAATCAGATTTTATATTTTTTTCTTCAGTTGTCATGAGCTATCACTGAGTAATGTTATAGTATTTGTAAATCCAAAATCACTATCTGGAAATCCAAATACACTTGTTGGATTAGGAACTGTATCAATCCTTTGAACTGCGATATCAGAATCACCACTTGCACCACCGGCCATATCAAATATAGTTGTTTTTGAAGTTCTTATAATATCAGAAGTTCCAATAGATCCATAAAAACAAACTTTCATCTCAAAGTCAAGCGTGTATATAATAGTTCGACGTTGCTCGAGTGCTCCCTCGAAGTCATCTGCAAAACTTAAACTCTGTATTACAATTGGTATATCCTCTTTGAATGTTGAATATTCTTCACTGAATGGTTTAATTGTAAGAGTGTATTGAGGATTAAATGTTGGAAGTATCTGCTCTACAATCTGTAAAGCATCATCTTGAGTTTTAGCATAAATGTTAAGTTGAAAACTAATATTATATGGAACTGGTGAGAAAAACTTTTGGCGATTTGTATTATTAGTTCCTAGTGTATTAAATTTACTAACCTTCGTGAGTTGCCTTGTAGCATCATAAGCGAATGAAGTTATTTCAAATGACATCCTTGGAAGTTTGATTGCGACTTGCGAGTTATCACTAAGATCAGGATTCTCTCTGATTCTTTCTAAATATTTTGATTTTGGTGCATAGGAGAGTGGAACCTTAACTTGACTGTTTGGTCTTACAACATATAAATTATTGAACAATCTTCCGAAAATTGCAACACATGTTCGAACTTTTTTATGATAAAAATGGGTGCCAAACATTTAAATCTCCTAGCTTATGTCCACCCAAGCACTTCCATTATAACCTTGGAACTTGTTGGTATCTGTGTTAAATATAATTATGCCTGCTTTTAATTCTTCACCACTAATCGAATCTCTTTCAGCGGTCGTTAAGTTCATTTGTGGTGTTACTAAAATTCCCATTAATTATTCTCCGGATCTCCGAATGGATTATCTTCACTAAAGTCTAAGAAACTATCAGTTAATGTGCTAAAGTCATCATTTTGTTCATTAGATGAAATTAAATTATTCTCGGTAATCGCAGTTACATTATATGCAGAGTCTACATTTCTATTTACTCCACCACTTATTGTGATATTTGTTCCTGTGACAAAAGTATGATATTTGTCATCACTTGTGTCGATATGAATTAGATGTAGTTTCTGATCTGAGTCAGACCATTTTGAAACTTCACCTGCCACTGTGATACCACTTGATAATGTTTGAGTTGCAGTTTCTCCTGCTGTTATGATACCACTTGTACCATCTAATGTGAGAGTGTATGTGTATGCATAATCTTTTTCAATCTGCTGTATTTCATCGATTCCTGTATCAAGATCTTCGTCATTATATTCGAAGAGTTGTGCTCTCAGTTTAAATATAGGTAGATTGCTTAATTGATAAAATGGTTGCTCATGCTCAACATGCATGATTTGAAATAATTTATTAGAAAGTGGTAAATAAATCAGATCTCCCTCGAGTGGTCTGACTGAAGTTACACCATTGTCCATTCTTGCAACTGATTGAGTCCATCGTCGACGAGATACTACAAAAGTTGCTTCGTCTCTTATCTCAACACCGAATCTTGTAAACAGATCTCCTTCACCATCAAATCCTTCTATATTTTCAATATACATCTCAATTTTATGAGATGAATTAAATCGTGACGGAATATCTTCACCAAAGATTCTATCTTCTTGTACAACGTCTCTTGGTAAATAATAAACTTCTTGACCATAAATTTTTAAAGATTCGATTACAATATCTTCGTAAAGATTCTGCTCTGGTCTGAACTTATCAGTAAAGTAAACATTTCTTGCCATATTAACCTACAAAGAAATCTGGTGGCATCTCATGTTCCATCCGTATAGTTTCTCTCAATTTATCGATGTCAGTTGTCGCGTCATCAAATATTTGACGTCCGTTTAATACGACACCTCCAGGAAGTTGCATACCTTCGAACTTTAAAAGATTAGATCCCCATTGTTGTTTTATAAGTGCAGTTGTATATTCTTTCATCCACATATCATTGAAAACAGATGTATGTGCGTTTGGATCAACTATCTTATATACTTCTACTACGATATATTCACCTGCTTTTATATCGTTATCTGCAAAATCACCAAAAATATAAAGTCTGTTTTGTTTACGAGCGAAGTCAACCATAGAATGGCCGTTAAGCGTTTGATCCAGTAAAGAAAGATATTGTTGAATTTGTTCGTAATACGCGATATCACCGGCAAACTGAGTCATATCAGTAAGCTCTGATAAATGCATTTGATATCTTAAATTAAATAAATTTTTAGATGCACTGGCACTTGAAATAAATGGAAAAACTCGAGTTACATATTGCACATCTGCAGCAGTAGTAATATACTTATTTGTTATATCAGTATCAGTTAACTGATGAGATTTATATGCACGATATGTTGCGTCAGAATGATACTCTTGGTAGTACTGTATCGCTTCGTCAACTCTATCTTCAAGTTGATCTTCATCAACATTAATCTCGAGCACTGGTTCTCCTAATCG